TTTAGTTATTTTGGCCGATTTAGGTATTGAATATCACAAAGAATTTAACAACCTGTACGAAACAAAACTAAACTCATTAACTGATAACACAGAAAACAAATAGAGTTAACGTTGGCAGTCTACCGTGTCCGCTTGAGCAAAAGTCCTCCTCCTCCTAAGCCAAGCACTAAGACAAAAACTGCCTTTTAAATATTTAAATTATTTTTAAAATTATTGTTGACTTTAGTACAGTAAGTCTATATTATGCAAATATATATTAATAAGTTACTGTATACCGGAGATAAGATGATAGATATAACAGCACTAGGACTAGCCATCTGTTTAGCAACAGTTGAAATAGACTGCGACAAAGTGTCGTATGAGTTTAATGACCAACTTAGGAAAAAAGATATAAATGGTCAGGCACTACATTATCCAAAATCTAATAAACAAAAAATTATCATAAACAGTAAATACAAAAATAAAGAAAGAATAACAACAAACATTTTAATACATGAACTAGCACACGTTTTAGTCACTCAACAGGGCGGCTCACATAAACATAACGCAGGACATAAACTTGTATTTAAAAATGCTTGTAAACAATTACTAGAAACCCTAGACAACGACCTCAGAGATATATGCCGAACAGCTAAGGACTGGGGATAGGAGAAATAACATGGCAGGACGTAAAAGGAAGCCCGTAGCACTAAAAAAACTAGAAGCCACGTACCGCTCAGACAGGCACCCAGAGAATGTCGTGGATTTACCCGTAGCGCTGGCACCAAAACCAGACTGGACGAATCACGATGTAATCGCTTCGGCACTATATGACGAGGTGTCTACCCACATCGCTAAGATGGGAATATCTTCGGAAGTCGACGGAATAGCACTAGGTCTATTAAGTGACCAATTGTCACAATACCTAAAGCTAAGAGCTCAAGTACTAAGTGATGGACTATTGGTAGAGACTGTCGGTAGTACCGGAGTTACCTCTACGAAGCCCCACGCAGGCTTAGCACAGATGAACGTATGCTACAACAACATAGTAAAAATGATGTCTGAATACGGCCTCACAGCCGCATCAAGAGCTAAAGTTGGAGCCAGTGCTCCTATAACTGTAGACAGCTTTGAGGACTTCTTAAAAACATGATATTTAAAATAGATATTATTGCAGAACTAGACGGCAACCAAGGCTCTGGGTACAGATTGTCTTTTGATAAAACAGGATTAAAAAACAGCCGCTCCAAATCTGTAAACTACTTCAAGGTATCTGTAGATACAGACTATGAGAAGTCTATAAGACAGTACATTAAGTCAAAAGGACTTCGTACAAATAAATGGTACCCAATATTTACATCAATCATAGATGTCAAAACTATTAAGAAAGATATAAAAATTTTGGGACGCAAAGATAAAACAATACTCTCTTCATTATATAGAAGGTTAATTAAAAATACATAAGGTTGGCGGAGAGAGTACCCCTAACATTAATAAGGAAACTATTATGATTAAAAAAGATAAAAAAAGAAATACATACGTATGGTGTGATAAAGCTAGAAGATATGTTCTAGAAACACCTAAAGCAGAAAAGAAACCTGCTCCAAAAAAGAAAGTAGCTAAAAAAGCTGCTAAGTAATTTACTTGAGGAGGTAAAATGACTGTTCAATCAGATAAAGCTGGTTGGGAGTATGCAGAAAGAGTAGTAAACGGAGAACAAGCAGCAGCGCACTGGTTAAAACAGTCGTGTAAAAGAGCTCTAGATGATAGAGAAACAGCAGGAGACCGTGGTTACTACTACGACGCTGCAGCTGCTAACCGTGTAATTAAGTTTTTCTCCTTTCTTAAACATTTAAAAGGAGCACTTGCTGGGAAACCGTTTGAACTAGCCGATTGGCAGCTGTTTATCGTAGGACAACTGTATGGCTGGAAAAGGACAAGTGACAATCTTAGAAGATTTAGGACCGCATATATTGAGGTGCCTAGAAAATCAGGAAAATCAACACTATGTTCAGGTTTATCATTATATCATTTAGTTGGAGACAAAGAGTCTGCAGCTGAGGTGTATACCGCAGCAACAACAAGAGACCAAGCTAGAATCGTCTTTGGCGATGCACAGACTATGGTCAAAAGAAATAACAATTTAAACAAACATCTCAAAGCACACCGTTCAGCAATCCTGCACGACGAATCTGGTTCTAAATTTGAACCTTTATCCTCAGACGCAGGAAGCCTAGAAGGACGTAACCCGTCTTTTTCAGTTGTCGACGAACTTCACGTACATAAGTCCCCAGAAATCTGGGATGTATTAAACGTAGCTTCCGGAGCTAGACAGCAACCGATGATATTCGCTATCACAACCGCTGGTACTAACCAAGAAGGAATCTGTTACGAAATACGTGACTATGTAACTAAAGTACTCGACAAGCTGGTAGAAGACGACACATTCTTTTCGGCTATATGGACTATTGACGAGAGCGACGATTGGAGAGACCCTAAGGTTTGGCAGAAAGCCAACCCAAACTACGGTATCTCAGTTTATCCAGATGATTTAGAACGTTTAGCAAAACAGGCTATGGAATCACCCTCAGGTGAGACCAACTTTAGAACTAAACGTCTTAACCAGTGGATGAATGCATCAAGTGCATGGATTACAACAACAGATTGGGAAAACAATAAAACTCACAGACCAGAAATGGAAGAGTTTAAAGGTTGTCCTTGTTGGGTAGGATTAGACTTAGCGTCTGTATCTGACTTTGCGTCCATGTGTATTTTATTCAGTAAAGATGGAATTATCTATCCTTACATCAAGCACTATTTACCAGAAGACACGGTGTACAAGACCTCAGGACAACTTGGAGTCAAATACAACCAATGGGTAAACGAAGGCTACATCACAGTAACAGAAGGGAACGTCACAGACTTATCTTATATACAGAACGACTTAGAAGATATTATGGGCGACTATCAAGTTAAAGAAATAGCATATGACCCTTTTGGAGCCAATCAGATAACTGCATCTTTATTAGAAAAAGGCGCACCCATGATTAAGATGTCACAGGGCATAATGGCTATGTCGGACCCTTCTAAAGAGCTTGAAAAACATATCCTATCTGGCAACGTAGCCCACGGCGGCGACCCAGTATTAAGCTGGATGATATCTAACTGCGTCTTATATCAAGACCCTAACGATAACATTAAAGTAAAAAAGGAAATGGATAAAAATAAAATTGATGGAGTTATCGCTTTAATTATGGCACTAGGTCGTATGAAAGTTAACGGTGGTTTACAAGCCTCAGTCTACGAAAGTAGAGGCATGAGAACCTTTTAAAATAAACAGGAAATAATTATGGCATGGTATGACAACATATTTGGAACTAAGGCAGCACCCGTAAGTCTGCCCTTAGATTCCCCACAACTGGCTCAGTATTTGACAAATCAAAATGTAGCCGGACAGGTAGTTAGTAAAGAGTCAGCAATGAGATTATCAACAGTATACTCTTGCGTCAAAATACTATCTGAAACAGTGTCGACTCTTCCTTGTCATTTATATAGACAAGTGGAAGACGCTAAAGAAATGCATTCAGGAGCTCCTCTTCATGACTTAATGTTAAGAAGCCCTAATGAATTTATGACAGCACCAGAATTTTTCTCTTACGTAATGACATGCTTATTACTACAAGGAAACTTCTTTGGATATGTCAACAGAACAAGCTCAGGACGTGTAGTTGAAATATTACCACTACAGCCCGAGAATGTAACAATAAGACAGGACCAACAATTTAATGTTATATATGAAGTTCAGTTTGATAATGGTAAAAAAGATATTTTAGACCAAAATCAAATACTACATATAAAAGGAATGTCTTTAGACGGAGTAAGAGGTCTATCACCAATAAGATATAATTCAGAGTCTCTTGGTTCAGCTATAGCTGCTAGAGATTATGCAAGTAACGTATTTGGTAACGACGCTACTCCAAGAGGTATTCTTGCAACCGATGGGATGCTATCTGACGAGGCCTACGCTAATATTAGAGAGTCTTGGCAGTCTAGCCACCAAGGTGTAAGTAATGCTCATAGAATAGCTATACTTGAGCAAGGATTGAAATTCACACCTTTATCTATGTCTCCAGCAGATGTGCAGTTACTAGATTCTAGAAAATACTCTAGGACTGAAATCTGTGCGATGTTTAGAGTACCGCCCCACATGGTGGCCGACTTAGATAGAGCTACTTTTTCAAACATTGAGCATCAAGATTTGCAGTTCTATAAATCAACAATTTTACCTTATCTGACTTCTATTGAAGCTAGATTAAATAAATCATTACTAGGAGTTAATACTCAATTCTTTAAATTTGATGTAGGCGGTCTTTTAAGAAGCGACCTAACAACAAGAGTTAATTCATATAAAGAGCTCATAGCATGTGGCGTAATGTCACCTAACGAAGCTAGAGAAAGACTAGATATGAATCCTAGAGATGGAGGAGATGCATTTATAACACAAACAAATAATTTACAGTTTGACGGAGATTCTCCGGAAGCTGAACAACCACAGGAAGATTAATATGTGTAATGAATCAACTGGAATGTGTTGCGACCTAGATACAGGAAAATGTACTGATTGTACAGAGACAGAAATGAAAAACATGTCTGTTACTTTTGAAGTTAAGTCTTATGAAGACGAAGACGGCGAAAGAAAATTCTGTGGATACGCTAACACGTTTGACCACAAAGATAGAGCAGGTGATATAACTCAAAAGGGTGCATTCACTAAATCTATAAAAGAACATATTGCTAACGGCACTAAACCTTTAATGCTTATGCATCACGACCACGCTAGACCCGTCGGAGTATGGGAAAAGCTAGTCGAAGATGCTAAAGGTTTATATGTTGAAGGCAGATTAACAAAAGGCGTGAGAGACGCAGATGAAGCCTATGCTTTATTAAAAGACGGTGCTTTAAATTCTATGTCTATAGGATATAAAGTTATAGACGAAGAGTACGACAGAAGTAAAGGGGCTAACCTTTTACATGAAGTATCTTTATTTGAAATAAGTCTTGTCTCAATACCGGCTAACGAACAGTCG